TATAGCCATTGCCAACGCCCATCTCTGAAATGTAACCAGAGCTTGAGGGCAGCGCACCCACCTCAACATAGCCATCGGGCACGGCTGTTGCCTTATCAGAGGGCGTGGTAAACTTGCTGGGGTCGCTGCACAGGTACAACAGCTTTGCGCCTCCATCAGAGGGCTTATCATTGTGTACCAGCACATCATCGTTGTGCTCCCACAGGTTGCGCTGGGGTTGCTCCCAGCCTCGGTAACTGGCAACGGTGATCACCTTGTCTGCTCCGTCTTTCCAGTTTTTAATGGTGTAGCTTACTACGCCAGTGTTGTTGCCCAGTTTGGCGGTAACTCCACAAGGGATAAGAGGGTTATAGCTATTAAAGCTGCTCCACTCGCCACTGGCTACCAGTGTGCCATTACCCAAACCACCCTGTGCAAAGCCATCGCTTGTTTTGGCTGAATTGTAGGCTGCATCGCTATCCAAATCGCCAAACTCAATAGCCATAAGCCAGCTCATTTCTTCACGGAAACGCCAGCCTCCGTGGTGGTAGTTATCGCCCAGCGATTTGCAGCGTGTGCGTATGGTTGCTTTTGTGTTGCTGGTGGCAGGCATACCCAACATGCTCCTGTATGTGCCATCGTAGCTTGAGTTGTTTGTGCCACCTCGGTAATTGGCAGCGTTGTCTGCCATAACCAAAATGCCATCATCGTCACGCTTTAGAGAGCCATCAGAGTTAAATTGCAAAAAGCAAGCACTCACAGGCTTGTTGGTGGTGCGGTCAAATGTTGCCAGCCACGGTGAGCGCACTTTCTCTTTCATGTGCGTAAAGCCAGGAAGTGCTACCTCACTAATGGCTACAAGCAGGTACTCACCATCAAACTCAATGCGTCTGTAGTAGTCGGGCTTGTACAGCATTACGTTGCCATCCAACGCATTTAGTCGTGCTGCACCTCCACCCTCTTTGAGCGTGCTGTCATTTGCGCCCAGCCAGTAGTTAACACTGCCATCAAGGTTTGCCATGAAACGCTTGATGCGCTTTTGTATGGGCAGGCTACGGTGCAAATCAAGGTTGCCAACTCGTTCCAGCTTGCCATCGGCTACGCAATGCCCACCGTTCTTAATGTTGATGCGTATGCCATACCACAAATCGGTGTAGGGGAATTGTGGCACGGTGTTGCCTATTCCAATTAATGTTCCCATATTGGTATGCTTTTATTTGTTAGTAATCACGTTGCCACTGCCCCAGTAAATATCGTAGCCGTTAAGCAGCTCCTCACTGGGTGCAATCTCTGTTATGTACAACTCTACCCAGCAGAACAGAGGCACAGGCACTTCGCTGTACTCGCTCTCTGCATAGAGCTTGCAGTTGAGTAGCACATCACGCTCCAAAGTTGATAGCGTTTTGGGGCGTATGTACACCGTAAAAGGCTTGCCTCCTTTGAGGCTGAACCCATTGCTTAAATCGCCCACTTTGCCTTTGGCAACAATGCGCGAAACGCTCATTTCGGGGCTTACAAATCGGTTGTTGTACTCCATACGTATGTATTGTTATATTAATTTCGGAAGCAAAAATAGCCAAAGTGTACAACATAAGTACGCTTTGGCTATCCCAACTTTTGAAAGTAACTGTATTTTTGCTGTTTAGCCCCAGTTATTCCACTCTCTTAGGTTGTTTATCATGAAAACAAAAGAGCCATCATTGGAACTGTCATCATCTGACGTGCCTACCTCAAAGTAGGTTTTGGTCTTGCTAATGAGCGTTGCCTTTATCCATGCTGTGCTGCTCTTGGTGTTTGCTCCGTCAATCCAGCCTGTACCTTGCAGCCACACCATGTAATCGCCATCCTCTGCAAACCAGCTTGAGGGTATTGTTACCTTGTACCTGCCTTTGGAGACACGTGTAACGGTGAGCTGGTTGTTGTCAAACGACATAGCGTCAATGGTTGCACCAGTGCTTGAGCCTGTAACCATGCCAGTAGCAATGCACTTAAAGCATGAGCCATAAGCCCTGTCTGTGTATGCATCTATGGCATTAAGCACTATCCAGCCATAGAAGTTATCGCCAGTGCCAAAGCCCATAAGCTCTACAACCTGCCTATTAATGTTGAGCGTTGATTTGCGTATGCCATCAATGAAAAAGTACTTACCACTGGGGGCAGAGATAGAGGTGTTACCACGTGATATAGAGCCGTTCCAGTAGAAGTTGGCAACAACAATACGCCTGCCAATTTGCTCTTTATCCCACGGCAAACTAAACACTGTGCTCCAGCCCTCATCTGCGCTGTACATTGCAATATTATCGTTGTAGTTGGTAGTAAGGCTACCCTCTACCAAAGTAAACTTGTTGCGTGTTGAACCTTGTATGAGCACGTTCTTAAACACGCCACTGGTGGCATTGATAACGCCTGTAATGTCTGCATTTTGAGCCTTGAGCTTACCATTGTGGTAAATGATAGTCATGCCAGTTTTTGTGCCAGCCAGTGCCTCCTCATACGTACCACCAAAGTATGCAGCAATCTCATCCTTGCTCTCGTACATGGCTTTTAAGCCTGCGCTCTCTACCCATGTCGCATCCTCATCTTCGCCCTCAATGAGCGCACCCAGCTTGAGGAAAGTGGAGAGGATAAGCCCACCCTCAATTTGGGTGTAGTTGCTGTTAATGGCTTTGAGTAGGTCAGCGTTGGCGGTAATGGCAGCCTGCACCTCTTGGTCGCTGCTGCTCCACTCTGGGGCTTTTGTGCCCTCCACCAGTACGAACTTGGTAAACCAGCAGTAGCTGAAATACACATCGTTGGCAGTGGTAATGTAGAGGCGTGAATTTTTGCTACTCAAGTTGTTTGCCGTAAAGGTGTAGCTTATGCGCTGCCACTTGGTGGTGACATCGAAATCTTTGAGAGCTGCAACAATGTTTGCAGACGTGCCATCGCAAATACCCACACGTAGTTTGGCTGCCTTGCTGCACTTAACCCAAAATGCCACGGTGTAGGTGATGCCATTGTTAAACTTGCCATTTGGCAGCATAATGTTGCCCTTGTTGGCTTCCATGCCTGTGCCAAAGTACCACCAGCTTACTGCATTTGGTTTGGTTACTCGCAACACTTTGCCCATTACGGTATCGGTTGCCAGTGCCAGTACTCCTTTTTGCGTTTGAGTAATGAGGTTGCCATCATCATCGTATGTGTTGTTGCCCTCCTCATCTGTAACAGGGTACTCCGTTGGGTCAATGCTTAGTGCCCAGCCACTCAAGCTGCTAAAGTATGCACCGTTTGCAATGTAGTTGTTGCCACCTGCCACAACGCTATCAACATAGCCCTTGCTTATTGCATCCAGCAGCTTTGTGCGCTCGGTGTAATAGGCTGCAAATAAGGTGTTGTAGGTCGCTTTTTCAACCGTGGTGTTAACGGTCATGTCTGCCAGTATATTGCTGGTGTACACAAGCAGCGTAGAGTATGCTGCATCAAAGGCGGTTGTGGAGATACCAGCTAACTGTGCTTGAGCCTTTACAGTTGAGTAGTCAACCTTTAGGTTCTCCATCTCATCTTTGAGCATTATTTTCTCCGTGGGCGTGATAATGCTATCATCTGCCAATGCCTGCAATGCGCTCAACGCCTCATTTGCTTTGGTATCATCAGAGTAGCCAGCCTCTTTCCAGTCAGCAGCAGCCCATGCTGTGCCTCGGTCGTTTATGGCAATACGTATTTTGAAATCATTGAGCGTTATCCACAAATCACCTTTTTTGTACTCGCCATCGGGGTGTGTGCTGTAGCTTGCCGTAACCCATGTGTGGCTCTTTGTGCCAGCAAGCCCCAGTGCCTCATTTGCGGTCTTAATGGCTTGCCCAATACCACTGCTGGGCACTTCCTGCCAGTAGTATGTCCACTTGCGCACCAGCTCACCATTTACAGTTGAGCTTGAGCCTTGCCTGCTAAACCTGTACTCAAGCCCAGTTGTGGTGTTGGTGTATATATCGCCCATGTGCGTTGCTTTGGTATCATCATCAGTCCACTGTGAGGCTGGTTCGTTTGTTAGTGTGGGTTCTTCTGTACCAAACCAGTACTCAATAGTGCCATCTACCTGCTCCTGCAAGCTATCCACAAGGTCGCTTAACTCTCCCAGAGAAGTGCCAGTGTTGTTAAGCTGCTGCTCCAAATCGGTTATGTTTACCAGCTCACCATTGGAGTTAACAAACTTAATTTTGCCACCAATCTCACCATTATCAAGGTCAAAGTAGGTGCTTTTGTCAATGCTCTCAATTTTGCCACAGTTGATACAACGCCCTGTAATGCGTGTTGCTCCATAGGTTGTTGTAAGCTCTCTGTAGCCGTTGTAAACGCTGGAGAGTATGCCAATTTGGAAGTAGTAGTAGCTGCCTGTATCTGTTGCGAAACGCTCCGTGCTAATAACAAAGTCTCCTGTCTTGCCATTTTTGAGGCAGCGTGCATACACGTACATGGCTGCATTGCTGGTGAGTGTAAAGCTGCGACTGCTCATGCTCCATGTGCGGTCGGTCTCCTCAATGGCATAGTGTATGAGCGTGCCACTGCTTATCTTTACATAGTTGGCATTTGGCGTGCCACTTACTGTTGCATTTGCCTCAATAATAACATTGAGCAGCGAGAATTGCCCAGCACGGTTGCCAACGCTTAACATTAGCGTTTCAATGGAGCTGGGGCGTATGTTGCTTGCATCAAAATAGCCATCGCCATCAAATACCATGCCCAGCAGCTCCTGTGTGGTACGCCAGTTCATGCGTGCCTTTGCAAGGTCGGCAAGGTTGTTTATCTCAATGATTTTGCCAAACTCCTCGTTGTCCTCTATGAGGCGTTCTATAAGGCTCACCTCTACAGTATCGCCCAGAGTGAGTTTGTACTTGTACTCATCGCTGTAGCAATCCCTCGTAAAGGCTTTAATGCGTATTGCCTTATCAACGTTTATGTCGGGGTCTTTAATGGGCAGGTAATCGCCAATGTCAAACAGGTTAACCGTGCCCACCTCGCTGCCAAACTTGCGCTTTAGCTCCAGTGAAGACAGCTCAAGCTCGTACTCTACTTTGGGCTGGCTATCCTCCTCCAAATCAGCTTTGCCTGCCTCCAGTAGCTCTGCCTCTGCGTCAACAACGTATGGATCATCTGGCATAACAATATCCAGCAGCACGTACTCTGCATCTTTCTCAATGGTGTATGCGCTGCCTGCCATAGGTATTTTAAGCCCACGGCTATCCTCGTACTGGTTAATGGTAAAGGTTTTGGTCGCACTATCAAATTTGCTTATCTCAAACTGGTAGCCAGCCAAATTACCTTTAGTAAACTTGAGCTTTGCAGTGGTGCTGTCAATGAGGTACTTGGTGTTGCCCTCCTCATCTTTTTCATTGAGGTCAAACATCTCCTCATCCACAAATTGCAATGGCTTGCCCTCCACAATGGCAGTAACCTTGCCTGTTCTGTGTGGGTAAATATCATCGTAGGTTTTGCTGCCCTCCTTTACGCCAAACGCTGCAATGGCTGTTTCGTTCTCCACATAGCTCTCCTCATTATCGCCAATGCGCAAGCGTGTAGCACCATCACGGTATTTGCTCGTAATGTTGCGTGTGCCACCCTCAATGTACAGGCGTGTAATAATGTCGTTGCTGCTCACATTTTTGCGTGTGAGCTTGTAAATGCTGCCTCCCTTGCCAAAGGTAAATGAGGCTGGGAAGAGCTTGCCAATTTTGCGTATGTGCAGCTTAAAGTGTGTTGAGTCCACTGCCTCAATCTCAAACTCAAGGTCGTTATCGCTGCAAGTGCTCTGCAATACGCTCAAGCAGTTTTGGTTGCTGAAGGTGTAGTCTGTGTACTCCGTTTCGGGGCAATCGCCCAGCTCCCATTGCTCACCCAGCGATTTTGCCACTCGGTTAACATTGGTAATGAGCAACTGCATGAGCAGCTTTACATCTGCCACAATACTAAAATCGGCTGTAGGGTTCTTGCCTGCTGCATCTGCATTGCGGAACTGCGCATCAAGCAGCTTGTACTGCAAGCCCTCAAAAACCATGCTGTTCTCAAAGTTGCGTTCGCCTGTTTTTGTTGGCTCGTTAATCTTGTTAAGGGTGTACTTGCTGCCATATATCTCAATGTAATCGCCCACGGAAAGCTCCATTGGTGTTGCGCTCTCCGTCTTAATGGTAACGGTGTCCTCGCCCAGCAGCTCACGCTTTTGCTCTGCACTTTTTACGGTGCAGAGCTTTGCGAAGCTGTCAAGGGTGCAACGCACATCACCATTACGCTTTTTGATTATAATTTTTGCCATACTACAATCGCGTTGGTGCTAAATGCCTCAATCTCCTCAATTACGCCAGTAACAATTACGTAGTACTCGCCATTCTCTGCGTATGAGTGAGTAATGGTTACATCCGTGCCACTCACATCCTGTGTGGTTGTGCCATCACCCCAGTAAATGTTGAGCAGCTTGGTGCTGGTGAGTGTAATGCTTACCTCTTGGTTGCTCTCGCTGGTGCGCATGTGCTTGAGCACTCGCTTTACAGGCTCTGGCTCTCTCAAGGTGAGTGTAAACGTGCCAGTCATTTTGCTGTCGTTCCACTCCTTGTCAATGCTCAAGCCATCGGGCAGGTAAACCTCATACACCAGAGCCTTAGTCGGGTGTATATCCACCGTTAGGCGGTGCAGCCCAGCCTGTACCAGTTCGGCTGGCAGGGGCGTTGCTGCTGTGTGTTTGGCGTTGAATTGCTCAATGAATGCCTGTGCAGCTTGGATAAACGCCATTTTGCCACCCTCAACGTGGATAAAGCACTCCAGCGTAATGTCTCTTGCCTCATAGCGTGGTCGGGAGAGGTCAACGGCTTCACCGTGGTAGCCATCAAACTCTACCTTTAGAGGCTCTTTCATTTTCAGCCCATCAAACAACCCTTTGGCTTTGCTCACATGCACGCCATAGGTGGTGAAATCTACGCCATCAAGCAGGTATGCCAACTGCTTTACGCTGTCCAGCTCCTCCACAAGCTCCGTTTGTGAGAGGCATTTCTGGTAAATTTTCAGCTCATCAACACAACCATGCCCCAGCTCGGTGTTGTAGCAATCCTGCGCCACGCTTACGCCTACAGGGTTGCCATAGTCGCTGGGCACAACGGCTCTTTGCTGCAAAGAGCCGTTTAGGTAAATGCAAATTGTGCTGCCATCACGTGTAATGCTCAAGTAGTACCACGTATCTGCATTTACATCCAGTGTGCACTGGTAGTAATGGTTCGTGCCATTGTAGTTAACCAGTACAATTAGCTGGTCGCTCACCTCGTGCAGCTTTACCCATGCACAAATTGTAAAGCTGCCATTGAGGTTAAGCACAGAGGGGCTTATCTCGCATTTGCCTGTGCCATCATACACAATGCAGTTGCCCTGCTTGCCAGCCTCAAAATGCACATCCGTTACCACACCGTCTGCACGGTTGGAGCTGTAATCGTATGTGGTAGTAGCTCCGTCTGCCTCATCAAAGGGCAGGTGTAATACTAAATATTGGTCTTGTGCCATTGTAGTGTTATTTATAAGTTTCTGTATCATGTAGTTTGCACGTTGCTTGCTCTACATGCCCTTTTACCTCCACATGGCTGTTGCCATACTGGTTTATGGTTACTTTGGCACTGGGGCTGGCAACAAACACCTCCACACTGCTGTCCTCAAAGCAATCAATATGCACATGGCTGTGGTCTGTAGCCACAACCTTTAGCTTGCTCTCATGCCTTACCCAGCACAGGTGTATGTTATATTTGGAGCTTGTAAAGCTCACATTGCAGTTGCCTATAAAGGCATTGCGCTTTAGCGGTACTACCTCGCCAACGGTGTCAATAAAGCCACCATACTTTGCAGCAGCACTGCCCATGTAGGAGCGCATAAATGGGAGCTTCGGGAAGTCCTTTTTAATGCACTCCTTTATGTAGTAAAAGTACGTGCTCACAAGTTTAGCCGTGCTGTTGTGGCTATTGTGCACCATGCTCACACTCTCCACACAGTGCCCTTGCTCCATGAGCCGTTTTAACTCTGTTAATCGTTCCATGCTCTACGTTGTTTTAGGAGGTGTACCCTTTAGCTCGTAATGGGTCACTCGCTATGGTTGTTTTAATATCGTTCAACTGGGTAACAATGCCCTGCAAATGGGTATTTGTAGCCCCTGTGTTGCTGTTGATGGCAGAGAGGTAGGTGAGAGCCTGCTTAACATTGTTCTCCACGTTCTGCAAGCTGCTCTGTATGCCTTGCCCTACAACCAGCATTTCCATTTGGCGTATGCGCATTGTAGTCATTTCACCAGCAACCACGCTTGCTGTGTCCTCGCTACAGCCCTGTATTGAACCCTCAAGCGTTTCAGAGGCATCATCTGTTGCATCGCTCAAGTCTTGGAAATACTCCTCAAAACCAGATAAGCCCTCTGTAAAAGCCTCTCCAGCCGATTGCAACATTTTCTTCCATTTGGCAAAATCAAAGCCCTCAACGCTGTTGTTGTGCGCTCCCATGTAGGTTGCAAGCTCATTGGTAAAATCGCTCACAATAGGCTCTATGAGCTTTAGCTTGAGAGAGTTTTTAACTGCGTTGGCTATGGTTTCGTTCCATACCTCGTCAAAGCTCTCTGCGCTATCCTCCATGTCGCTAAACGCATCAGCCCATGCATCAGCCAAATCATTTGCCAAATCCTTAAAGTTGGTTTGCACCAGCGTTTCGGTTATCTCCTGCTCTATGTCGGCTATATCACGTGCAGCCTGCTCTGCGTTTGCCAAATACTCCTGCACCTTATCATCGTCTCGGTCTTTACTCTTTTTGCTCTGCTCAAGCTCTGCCAACTTCTCATACTCCTCCTGCTGCTTTTTCAAGTTCTCTATGGCTTTTTGCTGCTCGGTGTAGTAGTCCTCACCAACAGCATTGTCCACGTTCCATGAGATTTGGCTATAGAGGCGTTGCAACACGGTGAGCTGCTTCTCGTGCTGTTTCATCTCTTTTTTTATGCGCCTGCTGGTGCTGTCAAAGAGTGAGAGCGCACTTGTAATGAGGCTTATGCCACCAGAGAGTATATCCATCGGGTTGGAGGTGCTTATGCCTTTTGCCAACTGGCTTGCGCCCTCCATCATTTTGCTTACATCCTCCAGCATTTCCTGCGTTACCTCATCGCCAGCAAGCCCCAGCTCCTTTAAGCCACCGACAACGTTATCAAAGCCCTCTTTTACAAAGTCTATGCTATCGGCAATGCTCTCAAACATTTTTGAGAACTTTTTGCTCTTATCGGTTGTGCCATCAACTGCTGCGTTGTAGGCTTTGATGGAGTTAACCAGTAGCTTAAATGGGTTCTTAGAGCCTGTTATCTGCTTCTCCAAATCATCTAACTGGTCGCTCAACTGCCTTTTTACATCAACATCGCCAATTTGCTCAACCTGTTTGCGTAGGCTCTTTACCAGCTCATCAAAAGCCCCACTGCTCAAGTACTGTGCATCGGCAAACAGCTTTTTCCAGCTATCTGTGCTTTGTATGCGTGTTGCCTCTACCTCTGCAATGGCTTTGCGCTTTGCCTTTTCTGCAACCTCTGCCTGTGCTGTGTAGCCATGTTGCTTGAGCCATGTTATTTCTTGATCATACTTGCGTTCTGTTTCAAGGCGTAACTGGGCATTGGTTTGGTAGGTTTGCAGCAACTGCCTTTGCAGCTCCTCCGTGGTTTCGGTTATCTGCTTATCCACCTCCTGTATGGCTTTGGCTCTATCCTCGCCAATTAGCCCACCTTTGCCCTGTTGCAGCTCCAGCTTTTTGTTAGCCAGCGTGGTGAGGTAATCGCCCAGCGTTTTGCTGTTCTCTTTGGCTTTG